AGGAAAACAGAAAGTGAAGTTTCAAAACATTTAATAGAAAAAGATCCAACAAAATATGGACTTACTTTATCACAAATTAGATATTTTAAATAAGGAATTGGATTTAAGTTTCTAATTTCGTATATTTACCAAAGATAAAAATTACATACAAGAGTAATACGAGAAGAATAACTATATTAAGATAGTCGTGATAAGTTACTTAATTTTTATCTCTAAAAAGAAATTTTGATTACCTAAAAGGTTTTCGTATATTTACAAAGTAAAAAGGTTAATAAGTTATTTGAAATATTGATTTATAAATAGAATTATTCAATTGGTAGAATGTCTCGCGAGTGAGTAATAGAGTAAGCGTATCGAAATAGCACTGCTCCACATTTAAGTGTCACGACGGGTACGAAGTATAAGTTCGAGTCTTATTTCTATTTTATAAATCATTTTTAAAAATAAATTTGTTTTCCCAAAATTAAATTCGTATATTTACAAAAGTTAAAATTAATAATTAAATCTAAATTAAACACGTTATGTCAGGAACAAAAAGTACAGAAACAGGAATTGCTTTATCAGGTGAAATGTCTATCCCATCAGTAATTCAAGCATTAGATGCTCAAATCAAAAGCTTAGGAAGTATTGAAACATCAAAATTTAAAACATCAATGAACTTAGCACCATTTGGTGATTTGAAAAAAGTGAAAGATGTTGAGGTATTGATTAGAGCTTACTCTTTAGTAAGAGGTAAAGCAAATGCTTACAACGAAGCTGCCAAAGAAATGGGAATTGAAAATGCTCCAGCATTCAAAGAGGATGGAAATTCATTAGCACAATGGAAAGAAGATATTAATCTTCAAGTTAAAATTGCTACACATAAAGATCGTTTAGAATCTTTAAAAGCAATGAAAGTGAAAGCAGAACAATTCGTATCTGAAGAAGATAAGAGAAAAATGTTCTTCTCTGAATTAATGAGCTCGCCATTATTAGGTGGAGGTGCTCAATAATAAAAATTAGAAAAATAATTACTTAAGCCACATCGAAAGATGTGGCTTTTGGTGGTTAAATTAAGATTATGAAACATGTATTTCAAATAGGAGACAAAGTAATTATCACTAAATCTAAAGATAATTGGGGAAGTGGAATGGATTAAATATGGAAAATAATTCTTGTGTAGGCCAATGTGGCTTCTGTGATGGAAGTTGTGGAACAAATGATAAACCAGTAACAATAGAAGAACTAAGATGAAATATTTTATATCAGTTTTATTAGGTCTTATTATATTTTTATATAATATCCCTACATTATTATTATTCACAGCTATCTCTATATGGCATTGGGATGAAAAATATTTTTATAAATGTTGTAAAAGAATATCTAATATTATAGGTATTTTATTTGAGGAGGAATAGATATATTATATTTAATTCGTATATTTACAAAAGATAAATTTAAGTAGTTATGATAAAAGTTAATGTATTTCACACAAATAGTAAACTTATTTTAAAAGGATTATTTCTAAATGAAGATAAAACATTCGTTATTGGAAAAGTTCAAAATAAAGATAGTAAGCTAGAATATATTTCCACAAAATGGGAGATAAATAAGAAGGAGAAAACATGTAAGTGTGTTTTGGATGATAAAGATTATGATTTCTCAATTGAAGGAATTTATATTGAAGGATTAAATGAAGTTGCGAAAGTAAAGAAAAACTTCTATACATTTAATAAAGATGCTTGGCATTGTAAGCTTTATAAATGGGTTTATGGAAAAGAACCACATAAAGTACACCCAACAATGTGTCCATATTTTTGGATTATGGTTGTTACTTTATTACCACCTGTATTTGCTTTAATCCTTATTGTTAAAATGTTTGGTAAAACAGGTACAACATTTATGGAGAAATGTGCTACTTATAAAGCTCGTAAAAAACAACGAGAATATGAGAAAAAGTGCAAGTTAGAGGAAGAAGAACGTAAAAAATATAAAATATTTTTAGAAGAGTTAAAACAACTAAGTGAATCTGATGATTATGAAAAAATTTCAAAAGCAGTTCAACATTCAGATTGGTATCAATGGAAATGGGATGTTGGTGATGATGTTCGATATAAGTTGATAGATAAAGCATATGAATGGAGACAGAAAGAACGAGAGAAAGAAATTGAAAAACAACACCAACAATATTTAGCACAACAAAAAGAAGCTAAACAAGTTAGACAACAAATCCAAACTAAAAAGGTCGTTAAAAATGAATCTAAACCATTTATTCCACCTATAAATAAAGATTCTAAAACAGCTAAAATTATTGGTATTGGGTTAATTGTTATTGCATTATCATTTGTTTTGGTTGGATTATATCAAGCTACTGAAAAATTAATAGAAGTTGTTAATTGGGTATTTGTTGGTAAAGTATTATTAGGTTTATTAGCTTTAGTTGGTATTTTGTTTGGATTATATTTTACTATAGTATATATTTTAATTCCATTTTATACTTATATTTTATTTCCCTTTTATGAAAAGGTATTAATACCATTTTATAATATATTTTGTAAAGGTTGTATTATTTTATATAATAAAATATTAACACCATTCTATAAGTATTGTATTGTTAAACCTGTTGAATATAGTATTATAAAACCAATATTATGGAGTGCTAATAAAATTAGTAATGTAGATGCTGGTCCAATAGAAAGATTTTTCCAATCTATAGTTAAAGGAATAGTTTATATAGGAAGATTAATTGCATATCCATTTGTAATGTTATATGTTGGTTTTATTCATATGATTGAATTCTTCAAAATGTGCAAGGATTTAATATATCAAATGTATAAGAAAAACTGTCCAACAATTACATGGGTAGAAGAGGAAGAAAATAATAACAAATAAATAAATAATTATGTCAATTTTTAAACAAGGAAAACTATCAAAACCTGAGTTCGTATCTAAAATGATTTGTACTCTATTATCAATTCTAATCTTTGGATTAGTAACATCACTTCAATTTCCCGGAGATAAAGGAGGTGAAGTAGGATTAATGCATGCTGCTTTTAATTGGGTATTTGGTGTATTAACATTCTTCTATATTGTTATTTTAATGAGGAAATCATTAGATGAAAATTTAGAATTTGATTTTAGTGAAGCCACTTCCAATACAAATTATTATGCAGGTGTTAAAACATTAATTGTAACTTTACTATTACTAACGTTAGGTATTACATCATTCGATCAAAGTAAATTAATTTACAACGCTTCAGTAGAATATCAAAATGAAAATATAAGAATTATCCAAAGCAAAGAAACATTTTATGATAATTATTGGAAGTCATATCAATTAACTGATGATGTTGTTATTAAAAACAAAGAAACATTAATGGAAGTTACAAATATTGTTATGAATGCAAGAAAAGATGGTGATAAATTAACATGGAAATGGTTACAGGAAAATCAACCAATACCTTACACTGAGTTCACTAAATTCTATTCAGGTTTAATTGAATTCGTCCAAAGTCAAAGAGCAGGATTGTTAGCTATTGAAAATCAACATCAAGATTTAGCTAAAGCTAATAATATATTATTAGATACATTCCCAAATGTCATTTATAATAAGGTATTGAATCGAGAGAGAATTGATTATAAACCTGGGTTTACATCAACACGTACTCAAAAAGTATTTAAAACGGGTATTGAAGATCTAAAATAATTATATAAATTGGCGTTTTAAAATTATTTTAAAGACCTTAGAAATAAGGTCTTTTTTATTTAAATTAATTTTCGTATGTTTACAACATAGAAATTTAAAATATAAAATCATGAAAAAATTAATTTTAAATATTGAAATTTCACAAACAGATATACTTAAACATAGTTCTACAAATATTTTTCTTAATAAAAAAACGGGGAAATTAAATTATGGTTTTGTAAAGGGTGTTTATGATTATAATCAACAGGTAGATCTTACTTTAGATGGAAAAATTATTTTTTCAACAAAAAATGCTGATTTACAACCAAGTAAATCTCTTTTGATAGAGGTGGTAAGGCAGTTTAATAATCAATAATATTTCGTATATTTACAACATAGAAATTTAAAAATAGCAATTATGTTCAATAACACTTCAAATACATCTATTACTAAAACATCAGTTAATTTTAATTCACCTGCCACAGGTATTTTACAACGTTCTCATCCAAAATCTAGATTTAAGAGAATATTTAGTGGGAGTAAAGATGAGGAAAATTATTTTGGAATAGAACCAAAGGAATGGAAAACAGATGAGTTAGAAAGAAAACGTTATTATGGAGATAAATCACCAATATTAATATTACAGACTTTATTATTAAATAATGGTTATTTAATTGAATATATATTTGAGGATGATATAGAAGATTAAAATAATTTATATAATTAAGCCATATACACAGGTTGAGACTGAAATAATAAGGTCTTTGAGTTCGAATCTCTAATATGGCACTAAAAATCAAGGATATGACACTAACATTAACACCAGCAGAACAAGAGTTAATTCGTCTTAAACGAGAAGAAGAAGCAAATAAAGCACAACAAGATGCTATTAAAGAACAACTTGAATATGAAAAACGTCTTAAACAACAAGATGAAGAAATATCTAAAAAATTAAAAGATATTGAAAAATCAAACAGTAGAATGAAATTATTCTACGATGAATTAATTTCTAAAGGTTGTAAAGAATATGTTTCACTAGATACCTCATCTTTAAATGTAGACGCAGGATATATTAAAAGTTATATTAAAGAGGAAGACCATAAATCTGAATCGATAACTAAATATTGGATTAATACTAAATGGGGTACCATCAATGAAGTAGATATTAATAACAAAGCAGGGGTTCCGTCCCAAATTTCAACACGTTATCAACATTACAAAGCATCATCAGTTGCTACTAAAATTTTAGATAAAATTAACCAAGACAGACTTGAGGAAGAACGTAAAAATAAATTAAATTCTTATAAAGAAGAATTAATTAAACAATTCAAACAAGATGTACCTGAAGGGACTACATTTGAAGAAAAAACCGAATATAGATCTTCTAGTATTAATAGAGGTACAGGATGGTATGAAAATTATCTTATTATGAAGTTTCCAAATGGAAGTTGGGTAAAAATAAACTATTATACAAATAATTGGAATATTCATTCTAAATTTGATAGTAAAATCCAACCGGAAACTAAAGAAGAATGGATAAAATATTTAGCTAAGGAATAGTTATTAAAAATTTTATTCGTATATTTACCATAAATAAATTAATAATTATGTCACAAGATTTTATTAAAATAATAATATTATATTATGTATTTTTCATTTTTTATTATATATTAGGAGAAGGACCAAAAACCAAAAGGGGATTTTGGTTAACATTAACACCATTAGCAATTATTATTTATCCTATAATTTGGATTGTAAAATGGTATAAAACACTTAAATAATTATGTCACAAAGTTTAAAAATATCTAAATATTTAGGAAAAGATGATAATGGGAATGATTTATTCGTCCTAACTGTACCTCCTACTCAAGAGTGGAATGGAAATCCAACAGAAGAACGTATCAAAGTAACTCATGATTACGTTGAAGTATCTGGGGGATGTAGTTTTGAATTACTACCTGGTGTTAATAAACCTGAATCTCAAAAATTAGGGGCTTCTAATTGGTTATCATCTCGTGCATCAATTCAAATTTCAATTAGAGAAGTGTTTGGTTTTATATTACCGTATTTAAATAAACATAAATATCTTCAACCAAATCATTTTGAAGATAGAGTTTGGGATGAAGATGATGAACATTGGAGTTTTCACAAATGTTATTCAGGTCCTAGATGGAAAAAAGGTGATAAATACCCACCATATGCTTATGAAGGTGGGATTGTTCATTATATAGATGAAGAAAATGGTAACCAAATGGTTGCATTTAGAAGAGTTGGAGAATCAACATTTAATCATGTAACGGCTAGTACATTTAATACAATAAAAGATACACTTAGATTAAGTTATAGACACCCTGATGAATTTTAATATGGAATTACCTAAATATTGGTATATAAAAGTTACCAAAGAAGTTAAACCTATACTTCAACAAACAGAATTATCTTTTGGAAAAAATTATAATTATACTATTGGAGGATATTATTCTAATGGTGGAAGGGGAAGAAAAGATCCAACAGAGTTTAGAGGAGGATATGTTGAAATATTTAAACAAGATTTAGAAAATTATTTAAATCCAAACAATAATTATGAAATCTATTAGGGAATAGATTATTTAAATAATAATTCGTATATTTACCATAAATAAAATATAAAGTTATGAGCGAAGAAGTAAAAAAACGTGGACGTCAAAAAGGTGTTACAAAACAAGTAACAACTATTAAAGATCCTGTATTAGGAAAATATTACATTGAAATTGAAGCTAATGAATCTTTCAATGTAATGAAAGAAGGTAGTTTAAAACCAATAGCATATTGTTCAAATTTACCAAATGCTATTCGTAGAATTATTAAAGAAGGTATGTTTCCAACAGATGTTACTTTAACATTAAAAGAATATATCACTTTATATCAAAATCAATTTGATAAAATCCATAAAGCATTGGATATGTAATAATAAAGCCCTTTAATAGGGCTTTTTTAGGTCGAAAATTAATTCGTATGTTTACAACATAATAATTAAATAATTAAAGTTATGAATCATATGTTAAATATTCCACTTGATATGTTAAAACCTATTATTCTTGAACAAGAAGTAATAGCATTAAAAGAATCACAAAAAGGTGATAAAGTATCATATCCAACATTTTGTGTTAGTGTAAGTAAAATTATGACACAAATTTATAAAATGAAAACATTTGAAGAAATGATTTATTTTGTAATGAAAGGTAATGATATGACTCAAGAAGAGGCAAAAATATACATCAACGGATGTTTATTTGAAAAAACTGGAATGTATAATTAAAATATTTAGACATGGAAAATTTACTTTATTTTTATATTATATTTAGTTATTTGTTTGAACTAGGAGCTTCATCTATAAAAAATGGTTCAAATTGGTGGAATTTTTTATTAGCTCCAATTATATTACCTATTAAAATGGGAATGTATTATGCCCATATGATATCAAAAAATTAAGACTATGACTAAATTTATTTTCAATATAATATTCTTTATTGGAGTTGTTATAGTATGTATTTCGATATATAATTTGATTCCTTATATGAATCGTCCTTTAAATAAATTAGAACAAGAAATAGGGATAAAACAGTTTAATATCGCTATTATTGGTATAGTAATAATGTTTATTGGTTCATTTAAAAAAATAAAATAATTATGAAAGAAGCATTAATATATTTCTTGAAAGAATTACAAGACCCATATTTATTATCTCAATTACTTGAAATTAAAAATGAAAGTGATGAATGCATAATAGAGGAGATTGAAGAAACATATGGAATTGAAGTTGATAAAATATTCAAACATTTTAAAAACCTTCCATTAAATATGGAAATTGGAATACACAGTGTTGAAAATTTTGATGATAGTGATTGGGAAGATGTTACTCCAAAATTTGAGGTAAAACAACAACTATTAATGTGTTCTTGTGATGGTGATACCTATTTAATTCAATTACCAATTAAAATTATGTAATTGAGGAATATGATTTTTAGATAATTTTCGTATATTTACCATAATAAATAATTAAAACTATGGATCATTTAGAAAGAAGTTCAATTCGTAAAGGTACTAGAATAACATTATATGGTAATACTAATTATTGTTATGAAGTTATTTGGAGAGGATATGCTGGTTTTGGAAATCAATTTACTATTAGAATACATACAGGTGATTTTATCCACTTAATTGTTGAAGGGGAAAATATAGAAATAGTAAAGGATGACTCAATACCTTTATTTCCATATGATAAAGACGAAACAATACCTTTATTGATTCAAAATATTCATAGCCCAACAAGTTTTAAAAGTATTGATGTTCCAAAACATAATGGATTTCACCAACGTTTTGAGTTCTTTAGAAGAAATAATATTGAAACTTCTGAATATGGGTATTTAACTTCATCTAATTCATCTTTATTTAATTAAATTATGCCAACACCACTAAGAAAATATCGTACCTATTGTAAAACATGTCAAAATTTTACAATCCATAGTTGGAAAAATACAGAAGATTTACATTGTGATACTTGTGATACAAAAGAAACGGGTTATGTAATAGATGAAGTTGATCCACAATTAATTGAGGAACAACGTAAACGCTATCAAAGATATGAAATTGAAAGTCTAAATTCAATTTACACTAAATTTATTAAGGGGGTTGGATTACAAGGTATAATGGAGCTTGACTCAATAAGACAAGATATACAAGAATGTGATGCTGGTCAAATTAAAATAAATGAACATAAAATAGCATTACGAGAAGCAGAACAAAGAGAACGTCAACAAGAAATAACTTTTTATAGAGAAAACTTCAGTAATTTAGGACGTAATGATAAATGTAGTTGTGGAAGTGGTAAAAAATATAAACAATGTCATTTATTATATTATAGAGAAAGAGGAATAGTTTAGCTAAATATAATTCGTATATTTACCAAAAATTAAGGTTATGATTCATAAAAACACCAATCCAAATGGGAAATTATTCAGTTTTATTAATGGAATATTTACTATTATTGATGGTTTAGTAAAAGTATTATCCTTTAATTATTTAAGAGGTGATTTTAGTTATAAACATATTAAAAGTAAATTAAAATAATGGTAAAATCAAATCAAATAGCTAGAGGGGTTAGAGTTAAACTAAATTCTGATTTTGAAATTAATAGTCTAAGTGATAAATATTTAGCCTGTGAATTAATATTATTTATTGATGATAGTCATATTTATAATGACCAAAAAGGAGAATATGTTTTTATTAAGGGAGGAAGTTTAACTAATAGTGGAATCGCTTATTTAAGTGAATTAGATTTAGAATTTCCAATTAGTGAAAATCCATTATATTCTCACGAAACAATTGACTACAACAAAGACTTAAGTAAATTTAAAAATAATTTATTATGAAAATTTCAACCGCATTATCATTCCTATTTGGAATGTCTGTTTTTATTTTGATGTCAATGGCTATATCAGAATCGACAATTACAACTACTAACACAATAGTTCAACCTGCACTTCCAAAACAAGTGTTTACTGATTGGTATAGTATGTCAACAAGTATGACTAGCGATATCATTAGATATAGCAAAATGGGATATGTAGTAAAATCTGTTACTGCTAATAGTCAAAAGAGTGAATATATTCTAGTAATGGAGAAATATTAAAATAGGAATTAATTATTTAATTTTTATTCGTATGTTTACCAAAGTAAAATAAAATCATTATGGATAATAAATTAAAAAAACTAATTACCGACTTCATATTAGATGCTAAAGATGAAGATGGATGTCAAATTCAAGGTTTAATTGATGGTTATTTATTGGAAAATAAATTCAATAATAATGAAGATTTATATTATGAAGATGACTACAAAACTAGAGATGAAATTGTAGATAAAATAGTAGAATCTATTTTAAAGGAATAGTTTATACTAAATTTAATTCGTATGTTTACAGTAATAAATTAATATTCTTTTAAAACCAATCCATATGTTTAGTATATTTAAAAGTAAAACTCAAAGAACAATTGAAATTGTAGAGAAATTAAAGATATTACAATATGAATTAGATAAGAGGAAAAAGGAATTAAGTACTTTATATTCAAATAATTTTAATCGTTATGATAATATATGTGTTTTTGCAGAGAAAGAATATGCTAAAGTAAACGGTCATACGGAAAGATTTGAAATAAGAGGCTCTTTTGCTAAAAAAATAATTGAAAAATTATTAGAAGATGAAGTTGAAAAATTAAAAATAAAAATTTCTAAAGTAGAAAATTCTTTATAAAAATTATCAGTAAGGAATTGGATTTATGTAATAATTTTCGTATGTTTACAACAAATAAAAATATAAAGTTATGAAATTAGAACACATTTCTATCAGTGCCGTTTTTCATGTTCCTGTTGATTTACCAACAATTAAATGTGATGTAGTATTACAAGTATTCGCAAGTAAAAACAAACCTGAAGAGGTTGAAAAAGATGGAGAATATAATATTGATATTGATCTTTCTAATTATGAAAATATCCAATATATGGGTATGGAAATTGAAGAGTATAAAGGTTTTTCCAAATTAAAATCACACCTAAATGAAATGGGGATTGACATTTGTAAAATTATTAATGATGAAGCCCAAAAACATTACGATAAACAAATTATTTTAGAATTTTTAGACAAACAATTAAAAACCCTGTAACGATGAAGAGATTAACTATCCATTTGAAAAATGTGAAGAAGGAAAACAACAAAATTGTTAATACATTATCTTTCTCAGTGAAAAATGAGCAAGAAGGACAGTAATACCTATCTCAGCATAAAGATAATACAAGTAAGTATTATTATTCTAACATTTAGTCCCGCAAGGGACTTTTTGGGTTAATAATTAATTCGTATGTTTACATCAATAAAATAATTAATTATGAAATTATCGAATATCAACCCTAAAGATGGGGATAAAGTAATGGGTTGTAATGATACTGAATATGTTGGTATTGATAATGAAATCAAATTTAGTCGAATTTATGATATATTTGTAAATTGTATTAAATTAGGAATAGATCCTGGTCCTACTTGGAATGGTTTACCTTATGATATTAAATTGGAGATGAATTATGGGAATTGGAGTTATAAAAGTTAATTCGTATGTTTACAACATAGAAATTTAAATAAAAAATAGTTATGAGACAATTATCAAATTACCAAAAAGCTAAAATTGTTGTTGGTATTATAAATGACTTAAAGGAAATTAAAAATAAAACCCATTTTTATATCGATTTTGAGGATGATGGAATAATGTCTAAAATTTCTAAAAAAACAGGTATTCCTTTAGGAAGAAATCATGAAGCTGGTATGGTTGATATTAGTGAATATATTCAAATAACATTTGATATTAGAGAATATCGTTTGATAAGAGAACAACATTCTCCAAATCATAGTATTTTTAGACGTCCCGACCCTAAATTTTATGACGATGAATTTAAAGACAAAATTAAATTATTTGAAGATAAAAATATACCATCTTCAGGACCTTGTGAAACATTAATTGGGGAATTATTTAGAGCTATCCAAAGAATTCAATATAGAGCATTTAATGATGGTGATGATTTTTGTGATGTTGGAAGTCCTTCATTTATGTCTTATATGTTTTTAATCTCCCAAATAGATGAACTAAATTATTCATCTACTTCATATAATGAGGAAAAAGGACAACATGAATTTGAATTTACAAACAAATTTATTAAGGAAAATAGTTGGGATGGTAAAATATCCACTGTGATTGAACATTCATTAGCAAAGGATGCTGATTTTATTAAAGCACAATTAATAGATTTATTGGAGAACAATAAACTTAAGGATATTCCTAATGAATGGGATTCAAGAGATTATTCTAAATTAGATAAAGGTAATCGTTGGTAAAATAAATTTCGTATGTTTACAACATAATAATTAAATAATTAATTATGAAATACGAAGATATAAACCAAATCCTAATTAATAATAATATTAAAGTTATTGAATTTAAGGAAAATAATGGTTATAAAAATATAACGATTGATACAAAACATTTAAACGATAATACTTGGGAACAAGATGTAGTAGCTAAATTTGTTGAAGATTTATGTAATAAATTACCTTGGAAAACTACAGGTAAAATAAGCGGACAAAGAGGTAAACAAGTAACAATCACCTTTAGAGGAAATAAAAAATATAATTATGGCTTTATCTAAATCTAAAAAGAAACAAATTAAAGAACTTTGGGAGGAAACTATTCAAAATGCTTTTATAGAAGACATTGAAATAGAAGAAGTTGGGGAATGGATAGAAGCCAAAAAATATTTAATCAAACTATTAAAAAAAGAATGGTAATGTCAAAAGCAGTAACATTATATACATTAGCTCTAACTCCAAACCAACAAACTGGGGAAGAAGTTACAATAGAAAAACACTACCTTACAGAAGAAGATTGTGAGGGATATATAAATGAAGGTGAAGAATTGGAAGATGCTGCTAAGTTATTACTTTATGAAAGTGTGGTAATGGAGTGGGAACAAAGATTTATTCGTTGTATAATACTAACTCCCCAACAATTAGAAGCTATAAAAGGGTATAGTGAGGACAAAGATTAATTCGTATGTTTACAACATAATAATTAAATAATACAAGTTATGAATAAACGTAAATTATGGGTAATTTTACAAGCATTAAATTATCTAAATGAGGATCTTGAAGAAGATGATATAAGTGGAATCACTAATGAGGAATTAGATGATTTAATTGAAGATATTGAAGAAGAAATGCAAAAAGCTCCTTAATGGGGCTTTTGGGGGTCGAAAACAGGTTCGTATGTTTACAACATAAGATTAATAAATAAAAATAATTTATAACTAAAAACAATTAAGGTCATGTCAAACACAAAATTAGATTACAAAGGATTAGTAGCTGAAGCTAAAGGATTAGGTTTAGATACAAAAGGTAAAGCAGTTGAAATTGCAGCACGTATTGAGGAATTCAAAGCATCACAACCAAAGGTTGAAACAAGAGGTAGAAAAGTAAATCCAAACAGTGCTCGTCAAATTAGATTATCACAAACAACTGTAGGACAAAGGGGTAGAAAACCAGACCCAACAAGCAAATGGAATATCAGACAAGCAGAATTAGCTGCTAAACGAGAAGCAGGTGTATTAAAATTAGGTAGAGCAGTGAATCCAAATAGTGCACGTCAACAAAGATTGGCATTAAAAGGAACATTACCGTTGGGAAGACCAAAATCAAAAAATGTTGAAGCACCGGTTACAGAAGCAGCTGTAGTAACAGAAGGATAAATAGTAATGCCCCCGAAAGGGGGCAATTAAACCCAATATATGCCAAAATTTCCCTACGAATATGAACAGCGAGATAAACAATATATTTTTAAAGGTAACGTACACGTACAGTTGATAATAGACGCGTTGGTAAATCAAGGATATGCGTTTACTTGGGCGTATGAGTGTGGTGATGTAGTGTTTAGGGTGAGTGGTAAATAATAGGTTGGGTATTAAATGGGAAACAATAAGCGTTTATTGCTAATCAATAAATCGGTATTGCCAAACAATCAATCCAATCCAGGTATCTAGGCCCCGTTCATTAACCTCCACTCCTGTTTTTTCAAAGTTAAACTATATAAGTATATAAACTACTTCCACGTTCTTACATTTCTTTCACATATGTATACCCGTCATTTAGTAATGAGTACCGCCCGTCTTAGGACGTATAGGAATGTGGTTTAAACAATTACGTACTGAATAACAACTCAATTAAGGTATTTTGTTCTTAATGTAGCGTATAATATGTGAAGCTGAATATTTATTTATTCGGCTACTTTTGTTTACAAAGGAATTTGTAATACAAAATATCATTCGTATATTTACAACATAGAAATTTAATAAAAACAATTAAGATTATGAAAAAATTATTATTAGGGTTATCGTTAATATTATCATTATTAACTATCAGTTGTTCAAATGATGACGGAGGACCATGTACAGATTGTCCAACTATTGTAGAAGCAGTATTTGTTAGTACTAGTGATTTTGGGGACGTTTACACAATTACATTACAACCATGTAGTGGGGAACAGTATACAACTAATGCTCAATTTCCAACCACACCTCCAGTTGTAGGTAATCCATATTGTGGTGAATAAAGGTAGTTGATTAGTTAAATTCAATTCGTATATTTACCATATAATAATTAAAACGATATAGTTATGTATTTACAAGTAGTTAACAAAGGGAAAGCAAAACACAACATTATTCAATCAACTAAAGATACACTATTTGGTGATATCAAGAAACAAGGTTGGGACGTTAAAGATTGTACGGTAACAGAAATCAGAAGTGAATTAATTGAAACAAAGTACCGTGGTGCAGATGGTAAGAATATACCTGCAGGTCAAAAACAATACAAAACAAGAGCCACACGTAGAGGTAATCTAAATAAAGTGAATGCTCATGTTAATGTAGATAAAATTGTACCGGTGGCAGTAGTTAATTAAAACAAAACCCACCTAGTGTGGGTCTTTTTATTTGCGGCGTTGCGGTCCATCAAAAGGGGCCGTTTACGTGGTGGGGCAATTAGATGTACTCACTCAGGTCTATAAATTTTACGGCCGAAATGCGCGTATATACGAATATATAATAATTTGGAAAACTTAGGGAATTTTCGTATATTTACGGGAATAAAAAATTAAGATTATGGAAAAAGAATTTATCCCTTACGAACAAGCATTAGCTTTAAAAGAATTAGGGTTCAATGAACCTTGTTTTGGTTATTATAGAAATAATGAAAAAGTAACGCTAACAGCTATAGATTACGATAATTTACATTCTAATAATGACTTGCCTCCTCAATATTATTCAGCACCAACATTCTCACAAGCATTTAGATGGTTTAGAGAGAAGTATAAATTAGTTAACTATATCGAATACTATGCAGAATGGAATTTTGAAATATTCAGAATAGATGATAAAATCGCAGAAGTTCAAGATGATGTTAATGTTGATTACACTTTTAAAGGTGGTACATACGAAGAAGCAGAACTTGAATGTCTCCGTAAATTAATAGAAATAGTAAATGAAAAAAATTAGTATCATATTATTATTTTTATTATATGGATGTTATACACCAAGTAAAGAAGAAATTCAACTTAAAGATACTATGATAAAAGATAAATTAAAAGCACAAGATTCCTTATTTAATAAAAATTAACATGAAAAAGTATATAATTATATCTCTATTATTTCTGATAGGATGCACAGAGCCAAAATATACACATATTGGACAAGAAATAATTGATGGTAAAGTTTCTGCATTAAAAAGTGGAAAAACTGCTTCTTATGGCAGCCCAGCATTTTTACCTAAAATTTGGGTACAAACAACAATTACCACTAAAGAAGTTAATATACCTTTTGAATATGAAGGTAGATGGAAGGTGGGAGATAGTTGTTTATTAATCATTGAAAAATATAGAGAAAATGAAACCAAATAGAAACATACACGTATTACCAACAGATAAACCAAGTAGATTGTGTAAAAACAATAATGAATTCTACTATATTATAGATGGAATTTTTAATTTAGGAAGAGAAAAATACAACATCTACATCACTTCTGATGAAGAAATTAAAGAAGGAGATTGGTGCTTACTTGACCACAATGTAGGTCAATCAACAGGATACTCTGTATTGAAATGTTTAAACGCTGATATAGAAAATGGAGAATACTTATTTCAAGATAAAGATGGAGATAAGTTTACAACTGGTAGATGCGATAAAATTATCCTAACAACAGACCAAGACTTAATTAAAGATGGTGTACAAGCTATTCCTGATGAATTTTTTGGGTGGTTTGTTAAGAACCTAAGTTGTGAATTTATTGAGGTTAAATCATTTTGTAAACATGGGGATAATTGCCCAAGTCAAGGTGCTTATGATAAACAATATTTATGTGATATAGGTTACAAAATCATCATTCCAAAAGAAGAACCTAAACAAGAACCACTTGAAGAACATTACTTATCTATACCAAAACCTTTAGTTGATGTTTCAAGAATGAAAATAGATAATCATCCTGATATTAATAAACAAGAAACACTTGAAGAAGCTGCTGAAAGATTTAGAAGTAATAACCCTGGCACTATGCAAGGAGGAAATAATACTAAAATACTTAATGCTTTTATAGCTGGTGCTAAATGGCAAGCTGAAAGAATGTATAGTGAAGAGGAAGTAATTGCTATTATTACTCATTTTGAAGATGAAAAACCTCTTAAACTTAAAGAATGGTTTGAACAATTTAAAAAGAAATAGGTTATGATACACGTTTTTAAATTACTTTACACGATATTTTTATTATTGGTATATGGAATGTTTGGTTCTATAATTTATATTTTATGGATTTTATGGTATTTCAAATTACCAGAGCTAACTCCTTATTACCAATTTAGAGAGGATAAACCTTTATCTCCATATTTTAAATCTCAACCAGAACATTTATTTCAAAGATATAAAAATGGAATATTCAAAAATTGTTATATTTACTATTCTATTTTCCATCGTATATTGGACATTAAAACTAAAGTAAAAACGGAATAAACAATTATTAATAACGTTGAATAGAAAGTGTTGAAATAACCCTTTTTGGTTTAAATATCGTTGATTTAAAAGAAAAGATTTTCTAAATTTTACTTGGATAATTCAAGATATATACGTATATTATTATAAAAATAGGAAATATGGATGAATTTTTATTAGAGGGGAAAAGTTATACCCGTTTATATGAAGAATATAAAAAATATGGTAGCTTAACTATTGGGTTTGATTTTGATGGAACTGTTCATGATTATCATAAAACAGGTGCAACTTATGAATTGGTAAGACAATTATTAAGAGATTTAAAGAAAATTAATTGTAAGTTAGTTTGTTGGACTGCTTATCAACATTTAGATTATGTTGATGCTTTTTTAACTTTGAATAAAATTCCATTTGATAGTATAAACGAAGGTGGAATACCGTTACCTTGGGAATCTAAAAAACTATTCTTTTCAGCCTTGTTAGATGATAGAGCAGGTTTAATTCAAGTTTATAATGATTTGAGAAAATTAGTAGACACTATAAATCAAGAAAATGAATCTATATAAAATAACATATGAAAGTACTTTAGGAATAGGTGGGTTTTATTCTCCATTATTCTATGAAGGTAAAAATGAATTGGAAGTTTTAGGTAAATTCTTTAATGATTGTAAAGAACATTCTTCATTATTTAATCCTAGAGAAATAACAGCTCAAAGAATTTGTAAATTAAAAGAAATAAGGAGATAATGAATAATTTAGACCCACAATATATAAATCTTGTAAAAGATATTTTAGATAATGGATATTCTAAAGGAGATAGAACAGGTACTGGAACTAAAAGTGTATTTGGAAGACAAATCCGTCATAAAATGTCGGATGGTTTTCCATTACTCACAACCAAAAAAATGCCGTTTAAAACAATTGTAACAGAACTTCTTTGGTTCTTACGAGGTGATACAAATATTAAGTATTTGGTTGATAATAATTGTCATATATGGGATGGTGATGCGTATAAGAATTATTTAAAAAATTGTACTAAAAATTACACCACCCATAATGAAAAAGTAAATGAAACTGATATTCCAATTCATTGGAAAGGTAGTGTTAAATTAGATTTAAGTGAATTGTTAACACAAGAAGAATTCATCAACAAAATAAAAACAGATGATGAGTTTGCTAAGAAGTGGGGTGAGTTAGGTCCAATTTATGGTAAACAGTGGAGAAATATATTTAAAATAAAAGATGGGGATATCGAAGGTCATAAAATATTAAGTAGTATAGACCAAATTCAAAACCTAATCAACGACCTTAAAACAAATCCTGATAGTAGAAGATTAATGGTTAATGCTTGGAATGTTGGAGAATTAGATTCAATGGTACTTCCACCTTGTCATTATGGATTTCAAGTTTATACGAGAGAGTTGGATTTGGATGAGAAGATGGACTTAACAATAAAAAAATATGGATACATTCCAGGAGATGGTATAATAAATATTCCAGAAAGAGCAATCTCTTTAATATGGAATCAACGTTCAGTAGATACAGGTCTTGGTCTTGCCTTTAATATTGCTTCTTATGCTATATTATTACAATTAATTGGTAGAATAGTTAATATGGTTCCAGATGAATTAATTGGTAATTTAGGTGATACTCATTTGTATAATAATCATATTGAACCTATTAAAGAACAGTTAACTAGAGAAGGATTTCAATTACCAATATTGAAGATAAGTGATTTAGTTGATATTGATATTAAAAAATATCTTAATAAAGAAAATATAGATTTAGATATGTTTATATCTAGATTAAAAGTTGAGGATTTTCAACTTGAAGGATATGAAAGTCACCCAACAATTAAATTACCATTATCTAATTAATTATGGCTTATATAACAATTGAAGTTTTTAGAAGAGATTTTAAAGAATCATTTTATAACCATTTTGAAAAAGGATATCAAGGTTTAAAATTATTTCACCTTAAACCAGAAATATATAAATTAGCTTGTTTAGCAAATAAAGTATTTTTACAATATAACGGTTCCGAACTTATTTTAAAAGAAAAATGAATAATAATATAAATAATCTTCCTGGGGGAGACTTTAAAGTAGAGAAAATGAAACAAGTAGAAATTGGAGGACAATTAGTCCAATTCCAAACAATGAAAAACGATTCTGTAATGACAGAAAGTAAAGAACATAATTTTATAGGGTATAGTAAAGTATATTTTATAGATGGACAACGTTATGAATCATCAACACCACTTAAATTTTATAGATAATGGCAAAACAAACCAAACAAAAAGAAGTTATTATAGAAACACCTTTAGTTGAAAATAATGAAGGTCAATTAATAACAGAAATTACTAAAAATGATATCGAAAATAATCCTGAGATTGAAGGTTTAGGATTACAGAAAGGAGATATTATTGAGGTAGATCCTAATGATGTTCAAACATTTAATTTAATTAATATTGATGATGAACTCATTCCTAATTCTGAGGCATTAGATTCTTTAGAAACACTAAAATATTATTCAACAGAATTATTAGTTTCACTTGAAGGAATTTTTATTGGAGGACATGCAGCCCAAAAACGAGATCAATTGATTGAATTTTTACAAAAATTAAAATAAGGAATAGGTCTCGTAAGAGACCTTTCGTATTTTTACCAAAAATAAATTAAGGATATGAATAAATCAGAAATTAAAGAAGGAGATTATATTTACGAAGAAAATGAGTCATCAATTTTTATTAATTTAATGAAGAATAAAGAAAGAACTTTACATTTTATTAGAATAAATTATGGTGGTGATTACTGTGGAACAGATAATACATCAGGAATATATGGAAGAAAGTTATTAAGATTAGCTACTCCATTTGAAAAATTTTGGTTAGATACTTGTATTGAACAAGGTAAATTTATTAAAGAAGAAATTGTGAAACAACTTTTTGAAGGAAAATATAGTTATGAGATATACTAAAGAACAATTAGACGGACAAATTTTAGTCCAAAGTGGAATCGAATATATAATTGAATATACTGGAGAGGATACTCTTCAATTTTACTGTGAAAGTAATCCTTCAAAAAAATATACAGGTTATAATACTTATAATGTCAATGATATGTTAAGAACAAAATATTGTGGGGATTATTTAAAAAATCGAAATAATAATCATTACGAAATTTATTAAGTTATGGATTTAACAGGAAGATATTTAAAAGTATTAAATGATAGAAATAAACAACATTATCCTTGTATAAAAGGGGATTATATGTTGTTTAGAGGTTATTTCGGAAGTAGAGCTGAATGTTGGGGAGAAACAGGGAAACGATCTAATTATTGGGGTAAAGATGTACATAAAAATCCTGATTTTGAATTAATGCCTAAAGGATTTAATCCAGATAATATTTCATATGAAATTTACTAGTGAAGTTTATGACCAAACTATTAAATGGATTCGTTCTGGTAAAATAGGATGTACTTTTGCAACTACATTAGCTAGAAATCATGAAAAAATAGGTTGGATATTCCAAATAAATCCTACAAAATTAGAATGGGATCAAGAAACTTATTTATTATCTATTATATTTCCAAAGGGGGATATTCATTCAGTTAAAGAATGGGCTTTAGATAATGGAATGTATTTAGAAAATATTGATGATTTATATAAAGGCCTTAGACTAAAAATTGGAGATGATATTTCTTGGGTTCAATATTTTGGACCTGATTCCCATGTACTTACAAGACAATCTCCATATCCAATGTTAAATTTATGTGTTAAACAATCAGGTTTTACTTATTATAAAGTTGGATTTAAAGGAGTATTACATTTAGCTCATGCTAGTGTAGGTAGTTTCACAAAATATATTTCAGATAAATTATGGGAGTCTTCTTTCCGAAATACAGAAAAGAGATTAGGTCATAAACCAACAATAAGAGAAGCAGCTAAAACAACTTATATAAAATAAATTATTTTATGATTATTAAAAATGAAAATGTTTGGGTTATTATGTCTAAGGATAGAAAACTAATAGCCAAAGGAGTACCAAGAGATAGAAGTCTAGAATTAGTTGATGATTTAAAGGATAAAAAAAGAATATTAACATATGCATCTAAAGGGAAAGCAGAATCAGCATTTAAAATAAGTGGATTCTATGGACAAAACAAAATTGAAGGATTTATTTCAGGAATGAAAATTTCAGATTTTCTTGAAGCAGTTGAGTGTAAATTATCACTAACAGAAATAAAATATGAAGTATATTGATATTATATATTTAATATTACTATTTATAGGACATTATTTAGCTGATTTCATATTTCAAACTAGAAATGAAAGTATTTTAAAAAGTAAATATAATTATTATCTTATAATCCATTCTTTAAAATATAGTTTAATAATGTTTATATTTAGTATTTTTAATATTAAAATTTTTATAATATTATTTATATCTCATTTTTTAATCGATTATATTTTTGGTAATATAATGAGTGGATTAGAATTATATAATAAAAAAGAAACATCAAAATTCCTAAACTTTTTAGGTTTAAATCAACTTTTACACCAAATATTAATTATTGTATTATGGAAAATACAGAACGTTATATAGGTTATGGTAAATTATTAGATTTACCTAGTGGTAGAGTTGGTATTGAACTTACTCTAAATAATTTGAAAGAATTAGTTATTGAAATGGAAAAACTAGATAGAGTTAAAATTTTAGTTTTACCTGTTAAAGAACACAACGTTACAGAATGGAGAACTCATTCAGTAAAAATTGGTGAAAGTAAATATAAACAAACTTTAATAGATGAACATTAAAATAGAATTGGAAAAATTAGGATGGATTTATGATATGAATGAACCATCATGTTTAGCTTTTGTGAAAGGAAGATGGGATTTATGGTATTACCCTAATAATAAACTTATAATAGAAAGTGAAGAAGATGGTGAAGTTATTAACCAAATTATTAAATCAGAAGAAGAAATTATAAGATTATGTCTAAAATTTTAATTATAGGACAAGCACCTCCAGCAGTTAAACAAATCGTTCCTTATGATACCACGATGTTATATGAAATATTAGAATGGGTTGATATAACCAAAGAAGAAGCGCAGAATATATTTGAATTTGATGCAGTATATAATGAGTTTCCTGGTAGAGATAAATTAACTGGAAGTCATTTACAACCAACCCAACAACAAATGGATTTGTATTGGGATAAAGTTCTTGAAACTAAAGTTCAACTAGCTAATAAAGTTATTTTATTGGGTAATGTTGCTAGGAATTTTATAAATAGTAAACCAAAAACGTGGTCTTGTAATACTGAATTTTTAGAATTAATTCATCCATCAAGATTAAATTATAATAGAATTATACAAAATAAAGAAATAATTACTAAACAATTAAAAGAATTTTTATGAAATTTAAAAAAGGAGATATAATATACCATGGTTGGGATTTTGGAAATCACTATATAACAGAAGTTAAGGAATGGAATGAGGGTTGGATTAGAGGAAATCACTGTTTATGGATAGATCAGGAAAATTTTAAATTTGAAGATAATTATCAAAATAATATAGGGCATATAATTAGATTAGCTACATTTGATGAAATACAATGGTTTAATGAATGTATTAGAAATAAATCATATGTACCTTTTACCAATAAACAAAATTACGAAATATATTAATTAAAAGTTTTATAGTTATGAAATGGCCAAAAAGAATAAAAGCATTAGTAGATAAACCAAATAGTGGTTATGTTAAAAAAGGGGAAATAGGAATACATATTAAAAATGATATATATGATTTTCCTTCCCAAAAGGGATATTATGTAGAATCCGATTATATAGGATCTAAATATGAAGATTTAGATGAGTCTCCTTCCCAACCAAAATATAAATTTAAAGAAGGGGATGGTGTAACTCATCTTACAGCAACAGTAGAAGAAAGAGAGAAGATTTATACCTTATTAATGGAAAATGGTTATCAATCATTTTCTAAATATGAAAATAATTCTACTAGATATGGAGGAAGTTGGGCTAATCAATTTACAAATAATTTTCGTTTTAATAAACAGGGAAAATGGGTTACTAGTAGTAAACAACAAGTAACTAATCCTATGACATATGAAGAATTTAAAAATTTAATTGAGGGAAGTAAAGAATTTCATTATGAAATATATTAGAAAATTTATAAGTTGGTTAAATGCTGAAGATATATCTAATCAAATGGGAGGAGGGTACTTTTTTTCCATTTTTAGATATATATTTGTTATACTTTTTACAATAATAATTATTTGTACTATATTTATCCCAAACTACAGTAAATGAAATTTAGAATTATAGAAAATCAAGAAGATACTTCTGCAAATAGAGGTCATTCAAGAAGTGAATTGGATTATCTTTTAACTCCTGAGGAGGGTAAGACAATTGAAGATGTTATTTCAGCATTAGAAAATAGAGAATATTATGGTTCATATCTTGTTAATACAAGAGATAAGGCTTCTGTAAATAAAGCTATTGAAGATTATTTTGGTCCTACTTTACCAACTAAAAGAAAACCATTAGAAAAATTAAGAGGTGAACCATTTCCCACAAAAACAAAACAAGCTATGGATGATTTATTGAAAAAGATGGAAGGTAAACCAAATTTACTTACATATGAAATTGATGGGGATAAATTAATATTCCCCAAAGCTAAAAATTATTCTCAATTAGCTACAGCTAACATACTTAAACAAGTCTTAGGTGAAGCTGGAATAAAATATAAATTGGAAAAATTTGAAAATCTTAAAGAATTTTCCACATCTCTTCAAGAAATCAAGCGTATGCAAAAATTAGGTGGTATAAAATAATTTAAATTCCTCGAAAGAGGAATTTTTTATTCGATATAATATTCGTATATTTACTAAAATTAAGATTATGAAAAAAATTATATTATTATCATTATTATTTATATCATGCTCTCAAAATAGAGTTGAATTAAAACCTATAGAATTTTATAGGAATAAAGGAATTATAGTTTTAGAAGAACCATACTCACAACTCAAATATCCTGAAATTGTTGTTAAGAATAAAGATAGTGTATTTACAATAAAATTAGCCGCTTTTGATGCTAAAAATTTAAAGGTAGGAGATACAATTAAATAAAAGATGTTATGATACCAGAAATAAAATATACTACATGGGGTAGTAAGAAATCAGTTACCTTAAAATTAAATGAAGAACAGTTTTCCCAAATAAAACATTTATTTAACGAACAAGGACAACCTATATCCAAAGATTTAGATTTTAACTATAATGGTTATAAATGGACTATAGGAAGAACTAAAAATGTTGTAGTAGTAGAAGGTAAAGAAACTAATCGTTATTCTCTATTTGGAACTTGTGGAGATTCAACATTTGGTTCTGTTCCATGGTATTTTAGACAACAATATTATGGTAATATTAGAGCAGGAAAAGAAATTTTGGAAAAATTTATTGAAAAATATTTTATTAATCAAAACGTAATATATGAAATTTATTAGTTATGGAACAAATTAAAATTGGTTATGACAAATCAACAGGATTATATATAATTCCAAATAGAAATTATTGTATTATAAATGGATCTAGAGAAAAAATAGATACATTATATTATAATAATACTCAAGTATTAATAACTTCTATTAAACCTACTTCATATCAAACATATAATAGTAAAACTATTATAACTGAATATGAAAAGGATAATGATGGTATTCCTGGATATTTAACAGTTGAAGAATATAATAAATATTTAAAAGAACTACAATATTATGGTTCATATGAAGATTATGAATGGTTATTTGAGGATTTAGAAGATGAAATTAAGTACAAACGTTTTTTAAAAGATTGGAAACCTATTACTAAACAAGAAGAAATAATTACTGATTATGAAATTGTTTTTATAGAAGTACCTGTTTCTGAATATGAAGATATTCAACCTATTGCTTCTATGTTAGATATAGATTCTTGTGAAAAGGGTTTATTTAGATATAGACCAAAACCTTTAAAATATTTTGAAGATTATTGTAAATCTTTAGATATGGTTTGGGAAAGTAATTCTTATTCCAAAACTCCTAATTCATATAATTGGTCAACTTCTGGTTTTGATTATGTTAAAATTAATGGAGAATATTTATTTTTTGGAGATAATAAACCTAAAGGAATATTTGAAAAAGTAGGTAAATATCAAGAATGTATTGATAAAATGAATCAAGATATTAAATTTATAAAAGATAATGTTGATTTATTTTTCTCAAAAAGAGACAAAACTCCATTAACAGATATTGAAAAAGGATCATACTATACTAATTTATTTAATATTAGAAAAAATATTATGGATCTCAAAGTACAAACCAAATCTTTTCAAGATCAATCTTCCTTAATATCAAAATTAAACAAATTAATTGAATCAGTAAAAATAGAATAAATTATGACTTATATAGAATTCAAAAACAATTTCAATAATAATATTTTACCAAATAAACCAAATTATATAAGAGAAGGACAAGCTCTAATTAATTATTTAGGAGATATTTGGTTTGAAGAATATAAACGTTTATCTTCAGTTCATTATTATGATGAAACAAATATTGACTGTTTTTATAATGATAGTTTAATTCCAAATACATGGGATCATTTAAGAAAAGTTTGGTTTAATTATCCTAATTAAAGAATTTTAGAAAAAACTTGGTTTCCCAAATATTTATTCGTATATTTAACCAAATAAAAAATTAATATGAAACAAGATATTATTGCTATGGGAATTAATGAATTATCAACTAAAACAGGAATTTAAAAACTTCTCAATTTTTTAAAAAAAGACATATATTTATATATAACATGAAAAATTATAAACACATACAAGACAATTTTAGAACGCTAAATTCGATTAGTTGGGCCGGTATGTCTGTATATAATTTACAACCGGAATCCCAAGGTGGAACGGAAGTTTGATAGTAGTAATTTAAAGATACTATAATACGAACCCGTTCCAAAAGAACGGGTTTCTTTTTTAATATGCTCTATACGCATAAAAGGTGGTGCACCTCACTTGTAATGAGGAATAGATTCGGTTCGATCCCGGAATAGAGCTCAAAATTAAGTTTTTTCAAATTTTCTTAAAAATAAATTTGGATTTTAAAATTATAAATCGTATATTTACGACATAAGATTAAAATTTGATCTTTGACATTTTGGATATTATTGGAGAGGTAAGCCGAGTTGGTCTAGCGGCAGCTGTCTTGAAAACAGCCAATCATTTAAAGGGTGTGTGGGTTCAAGTCCCACTCTCTCCGCAAAATTTGCCCGTTCGTATAAAGGTGGTACACTTGTCTTTGACACAAGCGGAGGAGGATCGTTACCTCCACGGGTAACAAATAAAGTTCGAGTCTTTAAAAAAGACCTAATATTTATAATAAATATAGTATTATGAAGATTTGTTCTAAATGTAAAATAGAGAAAAATTTATATGAATTTACGAAAAATAAAACAACCAAAGATGGTTATACTAGATATTGTAAACCATGTAAAAAAATAGCAGATAAAAAATGGTTTAATGAAAATCCTAGTATATGGAAAAAGGGGAATTCTAAAAGAAATGAAAAAATTAAAGAAATAATTTTTGATTTTAGAGATTATTTAGGAGGAAAATGTGAAAAATGTGGGGAAAACAGAAAACATTTATTAGATTTCCATCATAAAAATCCAACATTAAAAGAAGAAATAATCTCTAATATTTTAGTTTATTATGGATATAGTGAAAAATCCATAAAAAAAGCAAAAGAGGAAGTTGATAAATGTATTTTATTATGTTCAAATTGTCATAGGGATTTTCACTATTTAGAAAAGGAAAATAATATAAATTTAGAAAAATATTTAAACGGGTGTTAGAGGAGTCAGGTTTATCTCGCTTACCTTGGACGTAAGAGCACGCAGATTCGAATTCTGCACACCCGACAGCTTGAGACTGTTACTAATTCATAGTATACTAGAGAATCATAGAATTAGATTTGCTTTCGAAGCTCATGTGGACGGGCACCGGGCTTTTAACTCGGGGGTAGTTGGTTCGAGGCCAACCGGGAGCACGAAATAAGGTAGAACTAGAGGGACCTAAATAGTACTTAAAATACCCTAGTAAGTTTCTTAATAAGTTATTCTTTAAAAATAAACTTATAATTTACCTCGATGGCGTAATGGAAGCGTAAATCTTTTACATGGATTGGGCGAAGGATCGTAACCTTCTCGAGGTACAAAAGGGAGATAAAAGTCATTCGGATATGGCAGTTCGACTGTAAATCGAATTCATTATGAGAGAGGTTCGAGTCCTCTATCTCCCACAAAAATAAACTTTATTAACTATGAAAAATTCAGTGTTCTAAGTACTAATAAGTAACTTAGAAAAAATGTCAAGAAGTAGAAAAAAACCAATTTATAAAGATCATGGTTTTAGAAAAGATGAATATTGGAAAATAATTAGAAGAGAATGGTCTCAAACTATTAAAGGATGGAGAGGAGAGGAGATTTATCTTCGTCATCCTAAATCAATAGTAAATGATTGGGATTATTCAGATTATCAAATTATTTTCCAAGAATCACGACCTTATTGGGGTGATGAAGAACCAAAACATTGGTTTGGATACACAAATGAAGAGGTTAAACCTTACACAAGAAAATAAAATTAATATTATGAAGACAATTGAATTTCCTCCTTGGTTTTAGCATTAGCTAAAATTATGGAAACACAAATTAGAATTTGGAGAGTTTGTCCTACCAATCAGATTGGTACTGTTGCTCCCACATTTTTTGTAGAAACTACAGAAATGGATCGTTCAAAAGCAGAAGCAAGTGCTTTAAAACTTGCTCAAGCAAAAACAAGATTGTCTAACTTTAGTAATTGGAATTTATCTCTTACTCGTATGAATTTAAGAGTAGATAGATTTGGTCGTTATATAAAACACCACCAATAACTAATAACTTTGATGTGGGTGTTATTAGGTTCACCTCAATGAATTAAAAACCTAAAATTGGACCTGTAACTCAGCCTGGTAGAGTGCCTCACTGAAGATGAGATGGTCGTCCGTTCAAATCGGACCAGGTCCACAATAATTGCCCTCTCGTATAAAGGTTATTACGGTTGACTGTTAATCAATTTATTAGAGTTCGAGTCTCTAGGGGGCAGCAAATTACTAAAATAAATAAAAAGTGACCTGGTGTCAGGAAATGACGACCGTAATAAAATATTCGGTGGAGGACTCCCACCTTTAGTAATTAATTGCCCATATAGCTCAGCCTGGTAGAGCACCGAACTGATACTTCGATTGTCTTAGGTTCAAATCCTAATATGGGTACAAATTTGGAGGATTGCCAGAGTGGTTATTGGAATTGCCTGCTAAGCAATCCGCGTTAATTCGCGGCATAGGTTCGAATCCTATATTCTCCGCAAAAACCTATTCACCGTCCTCACAACGTGTTTAAGGAACACAGGAGATGAAAGTACGAACGGGGCCCTAGTGGTAGGACACTTGATCAAAAAATCTATAGTACAACGATAAGTTAATGGGTTCTTATCAAAACTAGTGATATAGCTCAGAGGAAGAGCAGAATCTTCATATGATTCAGGTCGAGATTTCGAAATTCTCTATCACTACAAAATTAATATGATGGAAGTGGTAAACATCTACACTACTCAATGAAGTAGAAACAGGATAAGGATGAAATAAACTTATTATAGGTTCGAGTCCTATTATTAATTTATATGGTGTACGAGTTGGATATTGGTTTGCCAAGCTTGTCTGTGAAACAAGAGTTTTTAATTAAACATGCGGGTTCAATCCCCGTCGTACACCCAAAAAAATCGTTTATAAGTTGCACGTAAGGACTTATATGAAGGAGAATGCGCAACTCCAGAGGTTAAACGATATTTCCTCTATTTTATGGTCTTATAGTTTAATTGGAAAAACTTATCGCTACGAACGATAGAATAAAGGTTCGATCCCTTTTAAGACCTCTATATTAATTGTTGACGTTTATAGACATTTTATTGGACGAGAGTTCGAATCTCTCCTACTCCACGAAATCTCTTAATAAAATAAGGGGTAGACCGGTTTTGACAATAGAAAAAGTAGATAAAAAGAGATTGATATTAAAGTAAAGGACAACTTTGCATTTGCAGCCTAATTTTAGGCTTTAAATTAATAAACAAGGTTTATTATTTTAACGTCAATTCGGAACGAAATCCGAAACTTGCCCTTATAGTTTAATTGGAAAAATAAGACGTTTCTACCGTTTTGATACTGGTTCGAATCCAGTTAGGGGTTCAAAATAAAAATGCGTCTGAGGCTGAGGTAGCCGGTACGTCTCCAAAACGTATGACGAGTAGGTTCGACCCCTACCAGGCGCGCAGAAGAAGGAGAACAGGTTAAGGATCAAATTCCGTTAGGTTATCCCTTAACAGTTTCTCCGGAAGAAATTAAGATTTTAAAAAATCATAAAAAAAAGTTATGAGACTAGATATTAGAGAATTATTAATAAAAAATAATTTTAAAGAATTACATTATAATTCAGGAATTTATATTTTTAATGAATTTAAAATTCATTTTTTACATAATAATTGGTCTGTAGAAAATTGGTTAACAATCGAATTAATTCAAAATCAAAATAGATTTTTAAAATTTAATAATACTATTAATTCAATTGAAGATTTAAAATATTTAATAAAATTAATTATGAAAATAGAATTTGATGCTCATTAGGTTTAATAACCTAAAATGAGAAAAAATGAGAATTAAAAATTATACCCAAAAAGAGTATAAAAGAGAAATAGTATTTTATAAATATCCCCCATATTGGGATGAAGGATTAAAATTAAAAGGAAGATTACAATCTTTTGAACAAAGAATATATAAAACTTGGAAACACAATAGAAAAACACAATATAAGTTATGACACAGAAAAAAACATTAGTAATAGATTCAAGTTATATGCCACGGAGTATTATAAATTCCGAACGTGCTTTTGTAATCTCATATAAAGGAAATGCGGAAATTATATATGAACATAATGAAAGTTTTGGTTTAGTAAATCCAAATTTGGATATAAAAAAACCATCTATTATTAAAGTTCATAAATATGTAAATCAAAAGTTTCATAAAGTTCCATTTAGTAGAGAAAATGTGTTTAAAAGGGATAATTATGAATGTGTTTATTGTGGGTGTTCAAATAGAAAAACATTAACATTGGATCATGTTCATCCAACATCAAAAGGAGGACAAAATACTTTTGAAAATGTAGTTACTGCTTGTAGATCATGTAATGGTGAAAAAGCAGATTTAACATTACAAGAATGGGGAAAAGACATTCCAGAACCAAAACGACCTCATTATCTTATGCTAATGAGAGGATTGGATGAAATACCTAAAGAATGGGAAAAATTTTTATTTTTATAAAAGGAATTGGATTTTAAATTTATAAATCGTATATTTACAATATAGAAATTTAAATAATTAGCTTAAGAGTTTAAAGCGTGTCCTTTAAAGACAAGATATGGATTCAATAAACCATATTATTTAATTTTATAAAAAGAAACAATATGAAAAAATTATTAAAAAACTTGTTTTCTAAAATTTCTTTTCGTATGTTTAAAAAGAAAGAAGAAATTCTTAGAAAAATTGAAATGCCAAAAGAATTTTGGTATTAAAAGAAAAATGGTCAAGTGCCCGAGTGATCCAAGGGAGTCCGTTGCAACCGGAATGTTCGTAGGTTTAAATCCTACCTTGACTTCGAAGAAGAGAGAACCATAAGTTGCGATCGAAAGATTATAAACGAGTAAACGTCATACTCTTCTTAAACGCCCCAATGGTGAAATTGGTAAACACATCATCCTTAAACGATGCCGCTTCGGCTTGAAGGTTCGAGTCCTTCTTGGGGCACAAATTTGCTCATGTGGCGGAAATGGAAGACGCGCTTGTTTTAGACACAAGATTTTTGTGGGTTCGAATCCCACCTAGAGTACAGAATTGCGGAATTCGCATAGTGGTCGATTGCGCTACACTTCCAATGTAGAATCACCGTGGGTTCGAATCCCACATTCCGCTCAAAAATATTTATCCGAAAGGAACTAGAGTTAAAGAAAGATATACACTCGTCTAAACTAGTCTTTCTAAAATATTTGGATTTTAAAAATTAAGTTCATATATTTACAATATAAGAAATTTAAAATAATTTGTCGCGTTAGTGAAGAGGTTAACACGTATCACTTTCTATGATAAGGCACGGGTTCGATCCCCGTACGCGATACAAATTGGGGTCGTAGTTCAATTGGTTGAATAGCTGCTTTGCAAGTAGAAGGTATGAGGGTTCGATTCCCTTCGGCTCCACAATCATCTGTTAAGAGGTTGATAATAGCTTAACCGACTTTGACAGGTTTGACAATTTGGAATAGACAAGTATTTTGGTCCTATAAGCATCGTAGGTTGATGAATTGCGTTGTCACCGCTCTAAAATGAGGGTTCGAAACCCTCTAGGACCGCGAAGTTTAAGAGTAATTAACTTAAACCTGGTACTTTGCAAGGTACCGATTGATTATGGTGTAAAGGTGCACGGTAGAACTTAGTAAATCATTAATAAAAGGGTTGAACAGGAAAACAGGATTAACGTTCGAATCGTTATTGATCAGCAAATTAAATATATCGCGGGGTAGTGTAATGGTAGCACACCGGGCTCATAACCCAGAAGTTAGGTTCAACTCCTACGACCGCTACTAAAATAACCACTCCTAACCACAAGTTTTTTCTTTCATAGGGTTTACTAACACTTGGAGTGGTTATTATTTTGGCCTTGTAGCTCAGTTGGTTAGAGCGGCGCGCTCATAACGCGAAGGTCACAGGTTCGAGTCCTGTCTAGGCCACAATTAAAATAATATTCAAATTAATTAAATTAAGATCATGAGAAGAAATTCACTTTCAAAAACAGGTTTATCATTAAGTACTGCTCAATCAATTTCTAATCTTTGTAATCAAAGAAGTAAAGAAATCACTTCTAAATTAGAGCAAACAAACAATTTTTCACGTACAATTAATATTGGAGGTGAAACATATATTGAAACACAATCATTTCAATTACCTGAAAATGTAGTTTCTTTATTACAAGAAAAATCCAGACTACATGCTGCTCAAGCTTTTTTAATGGAAAATATTAAAGCTAAAGATGAACTAGTTAAATCTATTCAAAAAGAACAATTTAACTATTTAGTAGTTCAACCAAAAAGAGGGGAAGTTGAATCTCCTAAGTTATTATCTCTTATCGATGAAGAATGGGGTTGGTCTCAACTTTCATTAGATGAGTATAATGAGTTTTTAGAAGCAGAAGCTTATGCTTCTCATATAGGACAATATATCCATAAAGGAGGAAAATTAGATCGTTTAAGAAGTGAACTACCTAATATTAAAACTTTGGAATTTTTCGAGGTTGAAGTAGGTAAAAAAACTCCTGTTAAAGTTGACATTCACCATACATCAGAACAATTAGTTGATCTTCATGAAGAATTAGCTGCTTTACATAGAGATTATGAGAAAAAAGTAAATTACTTCAAAAGTAAAGTTAAAAATTCTGTTACAACAGAAAATGCACGTATTGCTAAAGAAAATGGGGTAGAACAAGCTCGTGTAAATGAGATTAATAATAATATTAATGAAACTTGGAATAAAGAATATCAATCTTGGGCTGCAGATTATAGAAAAGCTTTACAAGAATTTGAAGCAGATAGACAAAAACGTATCCAAGAAGCAGTAGCTTTGAGAATTGATGTTCCATCTCAATTCCAAGGTGTTGTTGATGAATTTTTAAAACAATTAAAAGAATAATATGGAATATTTTATAGGAATAATACTTATATTAGTAATTGCAGCAGTGGCATCTGGTGGTGAATGATATAATATGGTACAAAATGAGATAGACATAAGTTGATTCTCATAAGTTTTGTGTTGGGTATTAAAGATTTTTACTACATGGTAGTATTACTTATAAATTTATGTGATAAATAAATTAACAGCAAATTAAGTATAGTAGTAATGAGGTGAAATAAACTCATACTTTTATATCACTCGCTTCTTCTTAAAATAAACAACAACTAGGATAGAACCTAATAGTTATACAAGTTACTTTAAACCACAAGTGGAAGATAATTGGATAACGAAAAAGACTTAGTTATTGTCTTTGCCTTTGTAAAGAAGAAGGCCTTTGATTTTGATTTAGCTTTAGATTTAGTCTATATACTTTAATTACCCAACAACATATAACATAGAAAGACTCTTATTAATTTAAGGGTCTTTTTTTATCTAAAAAAATTTCGTATATTTACAAAATAATATAAAAATTAAGATTATGAAAATTACAAAAATGTTATCTCAACATAGGAGAGATTTTACGGCAGAAATAACTTGTGAATGTTGTGGTCATAAACAAATTGATGATAGTGGATATGATGATTCATACTACCATCAAAATGTTATACCTAATATTAAATGTAAAAAATGTGGGGAATCTACAATTTCTTCAAATAATAAAGTTGAACCTCAACAAACTAAATATCCTGAAGGATTCCAAATTTAATTAATTATGAGTGTATTTTTTATAAGTGATCTTCACTTTCATCACGAAAATATGGCAATTAAACGTGGGTTTAAAGATGCTAACGAAATGAATGAACATATTGTTACTAAATGGAATAAAATTATTTCTAAAAGAGATACAGTTTATATACTTGGGGATATTACTATGGAAAAGAAAAACTATTCTATTTTAGATAGACTTAAAGGAAATAAGAATGTTATATTAGGAAATCATGACCAAAAACAACACGTACAAGAGTTACTTAACCATGTAAATTCTGTCGCAGGTATGATTAATTATAAAGGTAATTACATATTAACTCATTGTCCTATTCATCCTTCAGAGTTAGATTTTAGATTCAGTTATAATATACATGGTCATGTTCATGAAAATACATTAAATGATACACGATATATAAATGTATCTTGCGAAGCTATTGATTATACTCCTATTAAATTTGAATCAATTCATTTTAGAAAATTATGAAAAAATTTTTAATAAGTTTTTATAAATATCGTAATGATCAATGGAATGATTTAGAAATTATTATTACTGCAAATAATGAAGAGGAAGCTTTAACTTTATTTAAAAATGATAATCGATTAGCAAGAGATATAACAATTAAAGAATATGGATATTGAAGATGAATTAATAGAACTTAAATTTCAATTAAAAGAATCTAAAGATAAAGAAATGAAATATCTTGCTATTCTTCAAGATATAGATAATTCTTTAAAAGATATATTTAAAAGAGAGGAAGAAAATGGAAGATTCAATTTAGGAGAAACTTTTGATTTTAGAGAAGCTTGTGTTAATTTAAAAAATTATATAAACGATTGTAAACGAATTTATAAAATAAAATTATAATGGATGATAAAATGATTGAAAGTTTACTTAATCCTATTTTAGGAGAAAGTATGAAAGCATCTCTAGATATGTTTTTAGAGATGAAAAATAATAATATGATAGAAAAGGGAGATACTGAGACTATCTCCTTTCTAAATTTATTTTTAGAAGATGCTTATGAATATTATTCTGGTATAAAAGATATGGATAATCTCGCGATTTTAAGCGATTTAAAACAATACTTATCCGAATTAATATAAGTATATGATTTAATAATTTTAAATTAAATATATGAAAGAATTTTGGGTTAAATTAACTAATTGTAGTACTACTACTGGTGGTGGAAAACTTAAACCTATAAGAAGTAGAAATAATCAAAATATTACTTTAAGATTAGATGAAAATATTATTAATAATATAGGTCTTAAACGATATATATTTCAACGATATGGGAGAGAATATTGGACTACATATGAAAGTAAAGCTATAATTATTAGAGAATTAAATTAATATGAAAGAAAGAGATAGATTAATTAAATTAGGTGAAGATATTGAAAATAAAAAAGCATTAGAAATTTATAAAGAAATATTATATCATTTAGAAAAAGCTATATCTCAAGGTTATAAAGGAACATATTGGGGATTTTATATTCCACCTAATGTTGGAAAGTTATTAGAAGAGCAAGGTTTAAAATATAAAACCTATACGGATGGAGAATTTGAAGAAAGTCAAATATGGATTTAATATTACTTTAATATGACGCTTTTAAATCTTATTAAAAATTTCGTGATTGCTAGAAGAAGCTTTCGTAGATTCTCACTTTATAATTTAAAATAAATAATTTCTAAAATATAGAAATATAGAATGAAAAAGATAAGGGATAGAAAGATAATTAAAGGTTATAAAAATTTAAATAAAATAAATATAGAATGAGGAATAGCGATAACACTAGGCTTGTAGTTTATACACTACAAAACTGTATCTATTGTAAGGTTTTAAAGGGTAAATTAATAGAAGAAAACATCGATTATATTGAAATTACAATAGATGATGGAAATATGAGTCATTCTATGACTGGTGATAAATTAGAAGAATTATATAAAACTGAATCATATCCTATAGCTATATTAAAAAATAATGGATATAATGTGTTTATTTCAAAAACAGATTTGGTTCCCCGAAAGGGAATTATTATATTTGAAACAATAGAAGAATTAATAATTAAAATAAAAGAAAAATTAAATGAGGTATAAAACACTTATTGTAGACAAATTGATTTCAATTTCAAATGGATTAAAACAACTTCGTTTTCATGCTGAAAGAGGAGAATTAAGAGAATATAGAGAAAAAACAGAAATGTTAGAAGAACGATTAGAGGAAATTCAAAGTCTTATTAATACTCAAGATGAAAGATATGAGCAATAGTATAAATAAATTATCAGCTGAGGAAATATTAAATAATTGGACTAAATTCTTAGGATATATTGAAAAATATATTGAGGGAAATAGAAAAAATCAACTATATGATTTTTATAAGAAATATGAAGATCGTATATCAGTAATGCCTGCATCGAATCAAACTAAATATCATTCATGTTTTGCTGGAGGATATATTCATCACGTACTCAAAGTAATGGAATCATCATTATATCTTCATAAAGTATGGGAGAAAATGGGATGTAATATTTCAACATATACTCTTGATGAATTAATATTTTCAGCAATGAATCATGATTTAGGTAAAATGGGTGATATGTTTAACGAGGCATATTTAATATCAGACGATAAATGGAGAATTGATAATTTAGGAGAATTGTATACTTTTAATACTAAATTACCATTTATGTCAGTACCAGATCGTACTTTATTTTTACTTCAACAACATGAGATTTCAGTATCTCAAAATGAATGGGTAGCTATTAAAACACATGATGGTTTATATGATCAAGCTAATGAAGCTTATCTTAAATCATTCATTCCAGAAACAAAACCAAGAACATCATTACCATATATTTTACATCAGGCGGATTTAATGACTGCTAGAATTGAATTTGAACAACAATATATGGTTGATAATAAATTAAAGTAATGGCTATTTTAAGATTTGAAGTAATAAAAATTACAAGAGATTGGGATGGTAGTTCTTGTGAAGTAGAAAGTAAATTAATATCCGTTCATAAAGATATGTTTCCAAATGATATATTTCAACAAATATCTATGATTAATTTACAAATAGGTCAACAATTTCAAGAAACAAATAAAATAATGAGAAAGTAATGGGAGATTTAGGATGGTTTTTAATAATTCAATTTGGATTAATATTTATAGGAACAATATTTTGGTTAATACGTAGTTTATATATCAAAAATAAAAAACTTGAAGAAATTGTACAAAAACAAAATACATATCTTGAACAAATGTATGATACTATTAAATATACTGAAAATCGTATAAAAGAAATAGATAAAAATCAAATATTTCAAGGTGATGATGAAATTGGATTCTTTTTTACAGCAATCAAAGGTATACAAGAAAGCCTATCAGAATATATTAAATTTATAAAATAGATAATTAACACTTGGTATAAAATCCTAACTACAAATTATCTTAAGACCTCGAAGAAATTCGAGGTTTTCTTTTTCTCAAAAAGACTTGGATATTGTTTTCTTTATTCGTACCATGAATTATAAACAATTACCCTAATCAAAATATGGAATTAGAATTAACTAAAAAAGGAACACCTAGAAAAAGAAAACCTAAACAAAAGATATATTATTTTACTAAAGATACGGAAAATGCTATATTAGAATATGTTGCTTCTGCGGATCAACGATTTAGAGATAAAATATATCGTGAACGAATTGATTATGCTTTTTTTAAATTATCTCAAAATATAATTAATACTTTTAAGTTTGATTATATGGATGGTACTATTGAGGATATTCAACAAGAAGTAATATATTTTTTATTAACTAAATTACCTTTATATACTCAAGAAAAAGGAGCAGCTTATTCCTATTTTGGTACGATAGCTAAGAGATACCTTATTCTTGAAAATGATAAAATGTATAAAAAGAAAAAATTATTAAAAGATCAAGTTGATGTTGAGGAATTAAATGAAGAAGAAAAAAATCTTAGAACATATGATTATGAGAATTTATTAGAAAATAATAGTTATCTTTTAGATAATTTTATAAAATATATGGAATTATATAGTGAAAAAATATTTATAAAATCTGATGAATTAAAAACTGATAAACAAGTTCTTCAAGAACTAGAAGATTTAAAAACATCAAATGCAATAATTGAAATTTTTAAACAGAAAGAAAATATTGAAATATTTAATAAAAAAGCTATATTATTATATATTAGAGAAATGACGGATCAAGATACTCAACAAATTACTAAAATATCTAAAAAAATTCAAAAAATATTTAATAGATTACAAAATCAATATTTAGAATATGGTTATATATCGTTAAATTTTTAATAATTATATATTTATATGATATAAATAAAATTTTTAATATATGGATTTTAATGAAATAAAAATATACGGTAAAAAAACAATGGCTGATGTATTAAAAGAAATACATATAAATCAACAAAGTAAGGAAAATGAACTAAAACAATTAATAGGTGATTTAAAACCACTTATAACCACAGCAGGTGATGCTGTTATTGTAGTTCCTTTAATTAAATCTTATTTAGATGTAGCTGTTAAAAATGATGATAATCTTATAAAAATGATGGGAATTGTTCAAAGGGCAATAAATTCAACTAAACAAAGTGATAATGGGGATGTAAATTTATCTGAAGAAGAAAAAGAACAATTATTACAAAATATTAAAGAATTAAAAGTAGTATAATATGTCTTTATATCCTGGTTCAAGTAATAATAGTACTAAAACAGAAAAACAATCAAACATTTTATTCCCAGCAAGAGTAAAAAT